AATAAATCGGCGGTATATTAGCATTTAAATAAGACATAGTACATTATTTTATTTCACCCCAATTAGGGCCAGATTCATAATCTACTTTATTAGGTACTTTCAAGTCAACTGCATTTTCCATAATATCTTTTATTTTTTTAGCTTGACTCTCTGATTCAATAGAAAAATCTAATTCATCATGAATTTGTATATGACCTATTAAACCTTCCTTATATAAATTAACCATAGCTCTTTTAGTCATATCAGCTGCACTACCTTGAATTAATTTATTCAATGCTTTGTATGTAAAGGCTCTACGTGTTGAATTGTTATACCAATAGTTTCTTTTAGGATTACCTTCAGTATCTTTTAAAACTTTTCCATCTCTGTCTTTTAGATGTGGACCCATTTCTTTTAGTTCTAACATAGTGTCGTGATCTTCTGCCGGAACAAATGTACCCCAATCAGAACCTCTAAGTATTGGTTCATACTTAGGAAATCTACAACGTCTACCTAGTAAAGTTTTTATCTGTCCTTTTGATTGTGCTGCAGACATAACCTGGTTCATTAGTTGTTTTACAAATGGAACTCTACCATGATAAGTATTAAATAATTCATCTGCTTTATCTTTTGAAACATTTAATTCGTTTTGAAGTTTTGCTTTACCCATTCCATAAAACAAACCTAAGTTAATAGTCTTAGCTTCTTTTCTATCTATCTCTGCCATGTCAGCTACAATTTGATGAAAGTCTGTTTTAGGATCTTCTTGATATGCTTCTGATATTGGAGTTGCTGAATCTAAACCAAATCTTAATGCATAGTGTGCAACTAAACGTGGCTCTTGTTGCGAGTAATCAAACGTACCCCACTTACAACCTTCTTCAGGTATAAATAAACTTCTTATTAATGGACCTGTATCTGGATCACGTGCCGGAATCTGTTGTAGATTAGGATTTGCATATGAGAATCTTCCTGTAACTGTTCCCCCATCATCAGATCTAATCTGATTAATGTCTGCGTGTATTCTACCTAAATGTGAATGATTTAAAATAGTATCTATAAAAGTTGTACTGACCTTGTTTATTTTTCTAGCTTCTGCTATCATACGAACTACAGGATGATTATGAGTAGAAATAAAATTTTTAGTAAATGAAGGAGAGTCAGTCTTTTCAGTTCGGCTATAAGGTAGCTTCAGTTTTTCAAAAACTTCTGCAATCGATCTTGCAGCCCATATTTGAGTATCTATTCCTGTTTCTATTTTTATTTGTTGTAATAGGTTTTGTTCTTTTATTGCCATTACTTTTTTTAATTGATCAGCTTTCTCTATATCTACCCGAACACCTAGGTGGCGCATATCAACTAAACAAGGAAACAGATCAGTCTCAAGATTAAATATATCCTGGAGATCATCTTCGATTATAATTTTTTTTAAATGGTGCCATAACAATAAAGTTAGTTCAGCATCTTTTTCTGCATAACCACCAACTTCACTTGCAGGTAGTTTCCACATTTCTGCTTTAGGATCTAATCCTCTTTCTTTTGCTGCTTTAGTAAGTAAAGCTTCATTTTTACCTTGTTTTAAATAAACCCAAGACAAAGAGTTTAATGAATATTGAAATCTATTTTCATCTATTATAGATGCTGCAATCATTGTATCTATAATTAAACCATTAATTTTAATACCTAAATTTCTAATCCAACAAACATCATACATTGCATTGTGAAATATTTTTGTAGCAGGTGATTCACATACATCTGTAAACCAATCTAAAACTTTTTTACGATCCATATTTGGACCTTCACCATGTGCAATAGGAAAATAAGCTTTATAACCATCTACAGCTACAGCTATACCCACAACTTCACCACTACCTTTAATGGCCCCTGAACCCAGTTTCTTTAATTCTGGATCTCTTGTCTCCAAGTCAATTGCAATCTCTTCCGCTTTTCTTAAATCAGGAAACTCTGTGGGTTGTACCCATTCTGTAGTTGGCATCAACATTATTTTTTACCTTTAATATCTTTCAACTTTTTAATTTCTAATTCACAATAATGAATTACTTTCTCTAAATCTTGTATGCCATTTTTATTCATATAACGACATACATATTTTATAACGTTTCCTTGAAAAAAAGAAAGATCGTTTTTAGAAATAAATTCATAAGGTTGAATGTGAAAGTCTTTATAGTGACTCCCACCTATTTGCTTATCTTGTGGAAAAGCCTTATCAAACATATCTTTATTGCTCATAATTTTCTCCTGTTATTTCATTTAAACATTCTTCTGAATTACCATTAAATGTAAATGTCTCATTATTTTTTTCATAGACAACAAAAAAATTATTATCTCTTTTTTCTAACTCTATTATCTTAATCATATTTTCTCCTTTAAGTTATTTGTGGCAGTTGTTGGTTTAACGGATTAAAAAACAAAGGGAATCGCGATCCGAACCAACTTCCCTCGTTAGAGGAAGATGCTGCCACCCACCCCATAGGAAATGTCGCTATCCCGTTCTTTTTACACAGTTGTGTAATTCTATAATTTGTATGCATTGACTTTCTTTTTAGACTTTAGTTTATATAAATTATTTCTAGCACGTGTGATTCCTACATACCAAACCCTATGTTCTTCATCACTTTTACTTTTACTTTTACGCACTGCTTTTTTAATTTTATTTGGTTGGTCTAAACAAAGTATTACATTGTCTTGTTCACCACCTTTAAATGCATGTATGGTTGATATAAATATTCTAGCAGGTAAATCTAAATCTTCTCCATTCTCCATCATTTCTTTAATGTATTCCTTGTCTTCATATTCAACTTCTTTAAATGCATCAAACCAATCTAAATCTGGATCCCAATCTTCCATCTTTTTTCCAATATATTCTTCAATATCTTTCCATTCTTTTTCATCTAATATCTTTCCTCTACACCAAGAGTTATAATTAACATGTGCATTATATACTCTGACTCTAAAAGATTTTTCTTTCTTTGTTTGATAATATAAATTTCTTTCTCTTAATTCTTTTTTCATACTAACTAATCTACTAATAGTTCTAGTTAATATAACCCATTTTCCTGTTGTTAAATCTACATGATCTAAATTATTTATATATTCACACTCACCCTCGTAGTCTCTTGAGTAGTAATCTTTTTCTTTTCTTAGTCCTTCTATTTTTTCAATAGGTATCTCTGATTGTTCTTGAACTGCTCTAGAGATTCTTTTTGAATATTTTAAAACTTTTTCTTCATCAGCTTTTTGACTTATGAATCTATCTACATCTGCACCAGCCCAGGCAAAAATAGCTTGATCATCATCACCTGCTAAATAAATATCATCTGTATGTTCTTTTAATTTATCAAATAATTTCCATTGTAATGGTGATAAATCTTGAGCCTCATCAATAAATATAACTTTGAATCTAGGTAAAGATTCTTTATCAATTAATTGTTTTATCATGTCATTAAAATCTAATTTCTTTTTTACTCTTTTGTATTCTTTTAAATTGTCGTCAATTGTTTTTAATATCTTCCATTTAATTTCTTTTTTATTGTGCTCTCCTCTATCGTATTCATCTCTAATACTAATATCTCTATTAATTGCTCTACCAATCATTTGAAAATATGGACTGTCACAATTTAAATAATTTATATCTTCCTTATTATACTTGTCATAATATTTTACTTTGACACCTATCTCTTTACCTATTGCTTCATAATCTGATGGTTGCATTACCTTACCATCATTTAATTCTAATTGATCATATGCAAATGAGTGTATTGTTCTAAAGTAAGTTAACTTATCATTATCTGCAGGCATTCTATCTCTTGCTTCACTTGCAGCTTTTTTAGTAAATGCGAAGTATGCAATGTTATCTAAAGGTGTTCCTATTCTAACATAAGCTTTTGCTCTACTAATTAGTCTATATGTTTTACCTGTACCTGGTGGTCCATAAAACTTATATATCATTATACAATTTCCTCTTCTGTAAAGTCTGCAGTCTCTTCTATATCTTCTTCTTCCTTATCAAATAAATATAAAGGTATAGCTACACACCCATTAACACCTGGATATGGTTTACCAGTCTTTTTATGTTTACCAGGAAATCTTTTCTTTTTACCAAACTCTGGTTTAGGTAATGAATCTTCTTTTTCTTTTGTCTCAAACATTTTTTGAATCATGTGAGAAGTTCTTGATGAATCTTTTCTCCAACCATTTTCTTTTAGTTCATTATAAAATTCATCATAAACAAAGTAAGCATACACTTCATCTTTTAAAACATTACCACTTTCAAATGATGCATAAGTTTTTGCTTGTGTACCATTTATATATTCTTTTAAATGTTTCTTTAGTATCTCCATAGGTCTGGTCCCTGGAGCCGGTTGCACTGTATCAACAGTATCTAACAAAGCATTTATCAATGCATGAAAGTCCAAAGGTTTTATAGGTGGTGGTAATACGTTTACCTGTGCCATTATTAAACTACCTAATTCTTTTTGATCTCTAAGTTGTGTTACATTTTTTGCATGTACTATAACAGAATGACCTGTTTTATTTGCTACTGTAAAATAATATTCAGGGTCTGGTTTAAAATCTACTTTAATTAAATTAGTCATCATTGGCCAATCAATTTTTTTATCAGAGATAACACCAAATTTTCTTTTAACACATTCAGACTTAACACAAACCGGTGCTAGTAATTGATCACTACAAGTATGACCTTTAGTATCTTTCTCCCAGTTTTTTATTTTCTTTTTAATATAATCATCTGTCCAAGTTTCATTAAATTCAAAATAATTTCTACCTGCTTGTAATACTTTCTTAGACCAATCATCAGCGTATTTCTTTTTAGCAAACACCATGTAGTTATATAAAAATCTATCTCTACCATCATCCATTTTTTGTTTAGATAATATTTCTAAACATGGTGGGCCATCTTTAAATTCTTCTGCACCACCCATAAGTTCTAACTTAATAATGTTATCTGATATTTCTTTTAGTTTAGCTGATGTCATTAGATTCATTCCAACAACTTTTAAAAATAAATCTAATTTCATTTCTTTTCCAGATGGATCTAACGCAACTCTTTCATTCTTATTAAAGTATGGAAGATTAATAAAGTTACCATTTACTTTTTGATCATCTGTATTGTTATTTAATTTAGTTTGTTTAGGAAATATTTCTGTTGTAATAGGTAGTTTAAATAAAAATAATACTTGTTCTAGAAAATCTTTAATTTCTTTTGCTTGAATTAATTCTTTTGTAAATACATATAAATGAAGTCCACCACTTTTAGATTTAATAGGTATTAAAGGTAATTCTTTTTGTTGAATAGTATCTAGATAAAATTTTATATCTAAGTTTTTATATACTTTAGGATCAATATCTATTGCACCAAAACACGCTAAACCATTGTCATTACAAGGTTGTATACCTATGGATTTAGTTCCATTTAAATGTTGATTATAATCTTCTTCAGTAATTAATTTACCTGACCAACCATAGTCACCAGGATTAAATTTTAGTTTACCTGTGTCAGGATCTTTGTAGCCATTTTTAATATTACAGAAACCAAAGTTTCTCTGTAAACCTGTAAAGTATTTTATAAAGTCTTTCATAATTTCCTATGTTATGATTAATAAAGAGGCGACGTCACTCTCGCGCAGTCGCCTCCCTCTAGAGTATTCACTTAGTGAATTAGATAATCTCTTCAGTTGGTTTAGCACTCTTCTCTTCATACTTAGGTTTTGCTTGACCTTTAGACACAGACTTTTGAAGTTCTTGTGCCATTAAGTATAATTGAGCGTCAGCTTCAACAGAAACATCTAGTGCTCTGTTCATTGAAGGTTTATAGACATGCCAACTCTTACTACCTGCAACCTTACCTACAGTTTTTAATGTGTAAACTGCTGCGTATGCTGCCGGATTGTAAACACCTTTTTCATCCTTGAATCTTAGATTTTTAATCAATTGATTCAATTCTCTTGCGGGTGTTAAGTTAGATGATCTCATAGTAATTACTGCAGGTCTAGGTTCATCACCTAATACCACTACATAAAAGTATGCAGTTTTTTCTAAGTAGTTACCATTTGATAATCTCCACTTACCATTTCTTTCTTCCTTCGCATCTTCAGGAACAGATAAGTGAGTCATGACAGGAGGAGCCGCTGTGTCTCCCATCTCTTGCCATTCTGGATATCTTGTTTGCACGTGTGCAATTAATATATCCACACCTTTGTCACCATCTATTAATGTGCCAAGACCTTTTGCATAGATCATACCAGGTTGAGAACCTTCGACGTACTTTGCATTACTCTTATTACATTCAGGCGATAGTTGATGTAGGATTTTTAAAATCGGTGTAGACATATCATCCGATTTTATTTCTTCACTACCTTTCCCAGAATCACTTCTAAGACTGATAGTTGCCAGTGCGCCTGCACTGTTCTTCTTCTCGATAGCTGTATTAGCCATATATAACTCCTTATATTTAGTTATTAGTTTATTTTTTATTTTTTAAATACGTTTGATTTCCATCGAACGTATTGAATAGTTCTGCAGGAACTTCTTGACCTTTGTCTTTCCATTCCTTCATAACTACTTTGAGTGTCGATGGGTGAACTTTTTCCTCTTGGATAGGTTCAAACCCATTCGACCTCGCAAGGCTAGCGTAATCGACAGCCTTGTTATCTTCGCCTTGACCAAACGATACAATAATATTATTTTTTACTATATCGCCTAAGCCATTGTCTCGAAGCCAGTGTATCGCCTCAGCTTTTTTGTCAGCTTTCATTGAGGCACTATAAATTTTTTTAACAGTTAACTCTGAACCATCTTTTAGTTTTAAACTAGCTAAGTTCATGTCTTCCATTAATTTTGGAATAATTATACAGCTAAAGTGTTTTTCATCTTCTTTAAGATCTTTAACTCTATCTTCCAAATCTTTTATTTGTTTTTGTATTCCCTGTAGTTTTTCTACTTCTGTAGAAAGTGCATCTGGATCAATAGTTTTAGCTTGATCAGGTGCGTCTTTACGCATGTCAATTAACATTATATAACTCCTTTAATTATTTTTAGTTTTACTTTCATGGTGATACAAATAAGATCGATTTGATCTTTTGTCAAGTCTATTTGTGAAATATATTTACTTCGATAGGGTAATAAGTTTTTTCTTGTCTGTCCCATTTTAATAAATTGTATTTACCATTTGTTATATCAGATACAACAGAACAAACTACACCAATAATTGCAGGATCTCCTGATAATAATAAATAATCATCAGTTGTATAATCTTTTAATAACGTTCTTAATTTTTGTATTAGTGGACCAGGTGATAAAATAATCTGACTTTTTTCTGGCAGAAGTGTGACAATTTGTCCAAACTTTTGTGCACCCAAAACATTATATTTTGGCTGTCCAATTGAACTACCTGGTATTTCTTGTGTTAAATAAACTTTGCTCATTGACTTTTTCTTTTTTATAACTACTATAGTAATTAGAAAGAAAAGTAAACAGAGTATATATTATGAATTATAAATTTAAAACTAAGCCTTATCAGCACCAATTAGATGCATTAGAAGCATCTTGGGACAAAGAAAATTTTGCGTACTTCATGGAAATGGGTACAGGTAAATCAAAGGTATTACTAGATAATGCCGCAATGTTATATGATAAAGGCCAGATAAATGGCCTCCTTCTTATTGCACCTAAAGGTGTTTATAAGAACTGGTATGATCAGGAAGTGCCTGTGCATTTACCTGATCATATCGAAAAAAAAATGGTGCTATGGAAAACATCGGATAAATCTTCAAAACAAAAACAAATATTAAATACTTTGTTTGAAACAGGAACTGACTTTCATATTTTAATTATGAATGTTGAAGCTTTTTCATCTGGTAATGGTACAGAGTTTGCTAATAAATTTTTATCTTGTCACAAAGCAATGATTGCAATTGATGAGTCTACTACAATTAAGACTCCAACATCTAATAGAACTAAAAATATTTTATCACTAAGAGATAATGCTAAGTACAGAAGAATATTAACGGGTTCTCCTGTAACTAAATCACCATTAGATTTATTTAGTCAATGTCAATTTTTAGATCCATGGTTACTAGGTTATGACTCTTATTGGATATTCAGAGCAAGATATGCAATTTGTAAAAAAATTGAAGTACAAGGTAGACGTGTTGAAATAGTTGTAGGTTATAGAAATCTTGGTGAGTTATCAGAAAAAATAAAACCTTTTTCTAGAAGAATATTAAAACAAGATTGTTTAGACTTACCAGAAAAAACTTTTGTTAAACATTATGTTGAACTAACAGCTGAACAAAAGAAAGTTTATAAACAAATGAAACAAGAAGCTATTGCATTTCTTGATGGTAAAATGCAATCTTCAGCAACTGTTATGACTCAGTTAATGAGACTACATCAAATTACTTGCGGTCACTTCACTGCAGATGATGGTACTATTAAAAATTTACCCTGTGCTAGACTAGGCGAGTTGATGAATATACTTGAGAATGTAGAAGGTAAAACTATTATATGGTCTCACTATACTCATGATGTAAGAAGAATTATTGAAGAGATTAAAAAAGTATATGGAGAAGATTCTGTTGTAGATTACTATGGTGCAACAGATACTGATACTAGATCAGCTAATATTAAAAAATTTCAAACAGATGATAAGTGTAGATTCTTTGTAGGTACTACTCATACCGGTGGTTATGGTATTACATTAACTGCAGGCAGTAATATGATTTATTTTTCAAACGGTTATGACCTGGAGAAACGTCAACAATCAGAAGCACGTATTGATCGTATTGGCCAAACACAAAAAATGACTTACATTGATATTATGAGTCAAGATACTATTGATGAAAGAATTGTAAAAGCTTTACGTAATAAAGTTAATATTGCTAATACAATTATGGACGAAGATTTTAGAGAATGGATATAGCGACTATAGTCCCCACTATAATCAATCCCGGCAGCTGAGTGCCCAACCTCCCAAAATAACTACAGTTTTTCAAATAATATAACGATAATAGTAAACATACCTGCTACTAAAGCAGTCATTGCATAACGCATATGATTTTTAATTTCTTTTATATCGTTCTCTATTCCTGAAATTTTTTGATGAGTTTGTTTTTGCATGATACGACAAAGCTTTTCGTGAGATTCTATTTTCTCTAATGCTAAATCTTTTCTAGGCATTAAAAAAATCCTGCTGTATCATCAGTAGTAAATTTACCTGGGTTGCTTATATCTGCATCACCTATACGACTGCCTCCACCTGGTCGATCATTACCACCAGTTTCAAGTGATTTAAAAGTTCTTTTATTTTTTGCTTGGTCTAATAAATCTTTTGCTTTTTGTTCTTTTATTCTTCTTCTGTTTTCAAAAAATTCTTTTCCAGTTCTGCTTGAACCAAATAAATCAACCGTACTACCTGTTTTATTAAATCTGTTTCTTGCTCTATCAAATCTATTTAAACCAGTGTTAGGATTATAAAAGTCTCCACCAAAATTTTCATATGGTGTGTTAACACCATCAATACTTACTATACCATTTCTAATAGATGTTCCTGGAGAAAACTGTTGATAAGATTGGGGTTTATTAAGCGCGCCTTTAATAAAATTATAACCAGGCATTACCGCACTCATTATTAAATCTATAATACCACCAGATTTATTATTTGATGGATCAACTAAATCTATGTACTCTTCATCTTGTTCATCATTAGTTGTCTCGTCTATTGCACTCATGTCACTTACACCTTGAAATCTATTTATATCTAAAGGTGCCTGTTTCATAATGCCTGTAGATTCAAAAGGTTCAAACGGATTATATTGATTATAATTTATATTACTTGAACCACCAAAAGAAGGAATCTGAATATCACCAAGAAAACCTAAATTATATTCTCCTCTGTCACCTCTAAGAAAACTAGCATTTTGAAAAGGTTGAGCTCCTGTAAAAGGAGCTGGAAAATATCCAAAGTCTGTATTTATCGTTCCAAAAGCTGGATCCCTTTTACTAAATATTATATTTCTTTCTGCTTCTGAAAGATCTCTTATTGGTATGTCCCCTCCATATCCATAACCCCTGTTTAATAACTCTTCAGGTGTATTTGCTAAACTGTATAATCCATATGGTGGCATTATGCTAATCCTCTTTGTCTAAGACGTATTTGTTGTTCTTCAGGTGATAATAAAGCAAGTTCTGTTGGTGTCAACCCCTGAGCTGTAATGTTCCCTGGAGCCTGAGGCTGTAATACTTGAGCATTAGGCATTGGTTGTATAGGTAATGGTGGAGCATTAACTGTTGTAGCGGGTTGGATATAATCACTTAATTTAACATTAAACTCATCATTTAAATTTAACAAACTTATATCTATAGCTATTTTATCTATAATAGAAGAAACATCATATTGATTATTCATTGTTTCTTGTATGTGTCCTCCAACTGCTCTTTCAGTTCTAAATCTAGTATCCAGTCCAAGATTTCTAAAATCTCTTTTTATACTATTAATATCTGTTCTTGCTTCTATAAAAGGATTTGATTCTCCTAGTGCTTTAGAAGTCTCTCTAAATTTATTTAGAATATCATCCGAAGGATAGTATATATCAAATTTTCCTCTCAATAAATTATTGAAATTTGTATTACTAATTTGTCTATCTTTAAATAACGTTCTTAAATCTGAAACTCTAGTATCTAAAATTTGAGCTGCTTCTAAGTCTCTAAACATATTTTTTTGTACATTAAATCTTGCTTTATTAGATGCAATGTATCTTTCAATAATTTCTTCAGCTGAAACAGGTCCTCCCTTTAATACACCAAAAGCACCCCCAGTAAATTCTCTTCTAGCTTCTCTAATACCTCTTTGATATTCATTTACTTTAAAATTCATTGTTCTTAATGGATCTATTTTAATAGCTCTCAGTCCCATGAAACCCGCAAGTTCCGGTCCAATATTTAATTCATCTCCACGTTCAGTCACTGTTCCCATTGCAGCTGATACTAATCTTTGATAAGGCATTTTGTTTGGAAGTATTGCTTTGGATAAATGATTAAATTGAATTGCAAGTTTATCTCCCGCTGATGTTTGATCAGTATAAAGAAGTCTACCTTCGTCTGTCCTTCCATTTCTAAGAGTTAAATCAAACATTGCTTCTGTAAATATAGACTCTGAGATAAATGGATTCATTATTTCTCCAGTTGCTTCTGCTACTCCATCACTAAAACTTTTTAATATTGTTTCATCATTTTTATCACCTTCAATTAAATTATTTATTACTGTTCTAAATGGTCTAGCCATAACATCATATGCATTACTTTTACTAAAATCTACATATCTTAATTCACCATCATCTGATCTTATTGGAACTAATGTAGAATTTTTTGACCAGTCAGGTACGAATCTTCTCATTGCATCTATTTCTTCTGAAGTAACATCATATAAAGCTTTTGCTCCTTCTGTAACTGCAATTGGAACACCAGTTAAAGTAGTTGCCATACCCATCAATCTTTTAAAACCTGTACCAAAACTTCCATCTATATAAGAACTATTTCTAACTACTCTCTCACTTCCATCTTGTAAAATTTCTGTAACCGTTGGACTTAAATTCGAACCTTTAACTCTCACTGCTCCTTCCCCTAGTTGATGTCTCATTTCTTTCAAACCCTGTTCTGCAATATTAGCTGACGTTCTAATAATTTCTGAAGGGAAAGACATGAAGTTACCTATTGGTAATAGTCTAGATGTTTTTACTACATCACCAACATAAGCATAATTTGGTACAGTATTCTTAACAATTTGCGCGGCCTCAGTTTGAAGTTTCCATAAGTCAGAGGTTCTATCTATAGCACCATCTTTACTTTTAGATAAATTTAATTGTTTTTTATAATCATCTAAAGAAAGAGCAGGTTGTTTATTAGCTAGTCTTATATTATTTATTCTTTTTAAATTTCTAGTTTTCAAACGCTCCAACTCTACAACAAAATTTGTAATTTTAAATGTATCATCTTCTGCTGTGTATTTATCTTGAAAAACTTTTCCTATTTTTTTTAATCCGTTAAACATTCTACCCAAAGGTCCATCTATACCCATTATTGTTGAACCTGCATTTGTATCTTTCAATAGAGATATTAAATCTCCCATTTGTACTTGTGAGTTTACTACACCTAACTCTAATAAATCTTGATATTGTCGTTGTGCTTTTGCAGAACCTGGACCAAGTTTAAGTAATGCAGATACATCAATACCTTCTTTAAAAGCTTTTCCTAATAATTTAGGATCAGTTATACCATCAAATAAAACTCCATTGGCTGAAGTAAATGCACCTGCACTCATAAAATTACGTACGTGTGTTGGTATAGAAAAAATAGTTTTTGACATTTGTGAAATACCTTTTGGCAACAAAAGTAAATTTCTATAAAACCAACTTACAACGTTTTCTGCACCACTCATTTCTTTTGTTCCTCTAACAAATCCTTGAAGACCGGATAAAACATCATTAGATGCTTTTATTCCTTCAGCAATTTCTTTAGTAGTCCAAAGATTGGAAATAGGATTTGTAATACCATTAAGACCATCTATCTCACCTAATACATCACTCATCTTAACTACTTCAACACCTGTTTTTCTTGTATTAACCGCATTTGTAGCTGAATTTTTATCAGCCCAAAAAAATCCTCTGCCCCCTGCTTTTTGAACAGCTTGGTTTTTTAATACAATTTGATTAAACATCTCAGAAGTTCTAGCTACATAAGACAAACTATTTATTGAATTCATTATTGTAAATCTAGGATCTTTTATTTCACCAAATAATTCTCTTAATGCTTTTTTTTGTGCATAAGTTCCAGCTTGTTTTTCAGATAAGCCAACACTTCTTTCTATAAATTTAGGTGTACCCTTTTCCATTGTTTTTTGAACAAAGTTGAATTCAGGAAGATCTTTTGGTTTTTTAATTTTAGAAGCTTGTTCTAATATATTATCTATAATTTGTCTTGATTGATTTTCAGTTGCTCCAAGAGTATCTTTAAAAACTTTTATTGCAGCTGTGTAAGATTCTTCTGTTGGTTGATAACTTCTAAAACCATTGAAGATACTGCTTTTAGTTTCAAAAATTTTAAATGTGTTTCCAGCATATCCACTTAATCGTTTATTAAATAAATTTTGAAATTCAGTTGTAGCACTTTTAGTGTTTTTTGATGTTCTTTTTAAAATATCCACTAAACTGTTAAATTCATTTCTTCCTTCATCTAAATATTTAACTAATTCTTTTATTTTATCTTTAGGAACCTTTTTCATGTCAAGTTCCTTGATAACGCTTTCTAGTTTTTCTACGTCTATTTTTTTTTCTATATCTCCACCTACTAATAAATCATTTATTTTTTTTAAAAAGATATCTCTATTAGATTTAGTTCCTTTGTCTCCAACTTCTTGAATCATAGGTAATATACCATCTAAACTTTTAGTAATATTGGTTATTATTTGATTTGCTCTTCTAGAATCTCTTGCTTTTAATCCTTGTTTAAGCATTTCACTTTCAAAAATTTCCTGAGTCATTTTACCTCTAGGTTGAAAAGGAGCTCTAATATATTTATCAATAGCTCTTTGAAATGCTGATTCACTGTAAGCTAATTCTTTTCCACGTTGTGATAATAGTTTTGCTGTTTTACCAACTCCATAAACTGCAGGAGTTATAAATAAAGATTCTGTTCCAAACCTAAGTCTGTTCATTAATTTTCTGGTAGCATCTTCTCTACCATATGATTCGCTTCTATCTAATTCGGTTGGTCCCTCAAACATATCTCCAAAGGTACCAATTTCATCATTATCTACTACAAACATTTCACCAACTGCACCACCTCCTACTGCAACTGAGTATCGTGGATATTTTGATTTTTTGTTTAGATCCCTAACTTTTCCTAAAGCTTCTCCTAATTTATTTGGATTATATGTTTTAGCTATGTCTTTTGGATTTTTTGTTTTGTAATACTTACTTCCTTTTCCAAACTGAGCATATGCGTCGTTTCTTCTAGCATTTAAAGCTTTTGTAGTTAAACCTCTTGCAGCTTTATTAGCTACTTTAAAACCTATGCCTCCGGGAACACCTATTTGAACTATAGATTCAGTTAGTTTACCTATTAATCTTTCTTCAGCAACTTCTTCAAAAGGATTTATTTTATCAAAAAATTCTTCAACATCTGCAGCTATATCTGAATCTGCTCCAAGATCTATTAATTCTGCTCCAAGTGATACAATACCTTCTGGAACTTTTATAGCTCCAGATAATAAACCTGCACCAAGAGCTTTATACCAACTTACTTCGCTATCTCGTTCTGCGGAGTTTAAATTATATTCAGCCATGTAGCTTCCTATCTATAAAGTGAACGTTTACCAATTCTATAATTACTTAAATAGTTTTCGTAAGCAGATTTATTTGGAGATAAAGGAGTTGACCTTATATTTGATGTGTCAACATTTTGCATATCTACATCTTTAGTTACATAGTCAGTGCCTTCTTCTATACTTTGTTCGTACTCAGCCTTACCAAAAGGTTCTATTTTTTTATCTTCTTCTAATACTTTTTTTAAGTCCTCGTCTATTTTTATTTCATCTTCAATTATTTCATTTCCATCTTTATTAAAAGGTTTAAACACTCCTTTACCATCTACTTTTACTAATCTATAGTATTTGTCACCTTTTGGATAATAAAATATTTTACCTTCATTACCTGCTTTTTTAATTAATGTTTTAGCTTTCTTTTTAAACTTGTCAGTATCAACAACTTGTGATTCTTCTAATAATTCATCAGATACAGCGTACCCTTTTCTCATCAAATCACCGCTTGTTTGAAGCGCCCAAGTTGCTCTATTTCTAGCTTCATATTCAGTACTTACCGTTTTTAATAACTCTGCTGTTTCTGCGTCTATTCTTGACTCTATACTATTCACATCTTTTTTTCTAGCTGCTTCAATATCTAATCTATTTTGATTATCTGCGGCTGCAATATCTTTTTGAGCTTGTATTTGTTTATCTTGACGCTCTGATGCTTGTTCAGCTTCTCTTATAGATTTATTAATTAAAAATTTTTTTTCTTCAACACTTAAATCTCTATTAAGTTTTTCTTTTGCCATAGCCATATCTGATTTAAATTTTCTATCTGCTTCCTCAGCAATCATTTGATTTCTTTTAGCCATGGATACACTTGTTGCTTCAAGTCTAAGACCTCTTTGAAATTTATCTTCCTCTGCTTTTTCTTTAATTAAAGCTGCAGCCGGTTTTTCTGCTGCTGCAATTAAATTACCTATGGTTCCACCACCTCTATTTTCTACAGCTGCTGCTGGCCCGTATGCTAATAAGAAACTTGTTAATGGATCAAATCCACCTCTATCTCCAGCTGCTTCCATTAAAGCTTCTCTACTTTCTGTAGTCAACTCTCTTAAACTAGGTATAGTTCGTCCTTTATAGGGTGATGTAACTGGTGTTTGTGGACTATCAAATGAATATGGAACATTAAACGGATCTATATCCCCAACAAAAGGATCTGTAGCATGATTTTCTCTATCTACAATACCAGTCATAATGCCTTCTCCGACATTACCGCCTTTTCTAAACATTGGTCTTCTAAATATTCTACTCATAATTAAGCTGTTGTCGGTGGTTTAAATGCTCTATATAAACCTGCTAATGTAGCACCGGCACTTATACCTGTTTGAAGAGCACTAGGTGATGATGTTGGTTGTACTGTTTGTTGAGTTCCTCCAGGGTATCCAGAAATTAGACCCATGATTCCTGAACCATATTGTTGGGCAGCTGTTAGAGGTTGATTCATTTGTGCTACTAATAATTCTCGCTGAGCGTCTAACTCTCTTTGTTTTTGCATTTGATTAATATCACCAAATGTTTGTAGGGCTCCTACATCTTGACCTAAGAAACCTTGTTGCGCCGAACCTAATCCTAGTTGACCTGAAGCAAGTTGTTGTTGTTGCGCAGCTATTGATTGTTGTTGACCAAAGGCTTGACCTGCTGCAGCTCTAGCTGATTGAAGACCTTGTTGTAATAAATTTGCTTGTATTGCTGATCTATTTCTATCTGATTCAGAACCATAGATTGCTTTTTGAACACCTTCTCTACCACCACCAAACGCTCCTGCAGTGATTGCTGATGCAGCTAAACCGGGTACACCTCTTTGAGATTGAATATCAAATTCTTGTAAAGTCGCATTAATAACATCTTGTTGATACGGAGACATAAATGCTTTGTATGCATCCGGTCCTACAAATTGACCTGCTGCCGCTGCAGATTTTCCGGCTTGTGTTTGAAAACCTGATGCTGCATCTAAAAATTTTTGATAACCACCAATACCTGATTCTGCTAATTCTTGTGCTCTTTTTTGAAAAGGATCTTGACCTGCAATAAACTGGTCACCCATGACTTTTGATAAGTCAGCATCTTTAAAAGCACCAATTCCTTTTTGTAATTGGTCTAAATAAAGTTTCGATTCTGCTTCTATAAACTCTGGTGGTTGATTTATTTGTGTTATTGTTTCACTAGACATTATACTCTACCGCCTTTTTCTAATTTTTTCATCATATCGTACATACGTTGTGCACCTTTATTAACGTTTCCGTCACCCATTCCTCTTACAGCATCAGCTGTAAATACGAATTCATTGTTTGCTAACATCGCAGGGATGTCATCTGCCTTTTCTTTTACACCAACTGGAGGAATAAATCCACCTGTTTCTCTAAGGTCTAATTCTGTAACTCCCGCAGGGTTTTTATTTAATGGTAGATCCATGATGCCTGCTGCTTGTATAGCATTTTGTTCTGGAGTACCAAAAGCATAACCTATTCTACCACCGTTAGCAGCCATTGTTTTCTGTTCAGCTACCTTTTGTCTACGTTTATTTTCTAAAAACTCTTTATAAAGTTGTTCAGCATTTTGTTTCTTATTAAATTCTTCTCTACCTTTTAGATATTCTTCAAACTCTGTTCCACCTGCATAACCTATTCTACCACCATTGGCCATCTGTCCTCTAGCCATATCTTGAGTATATTCAGCGACATTGTCCTCTACTAATTTAGATATTTCATTTTCAGGTACTCTTAAATTTCTTGCACCTTTTTCTAAATAACTTCTTAATGCATCTACATTTCTAGTTGCTGCAACTGCCTCTTCATCGCCTTCTTCTGCTTTAGCTAACATACCAGCTATTAAACTACTTCCACCAAATACTTTCGCTGTGTTTCCTAAAGTTGCTCCACCTTCTAAAAATTTACTAAACATACCTTTTCCCCCTGATCCTTGAACTGGAGAATATAAAAATTTACCTGTACCTTTTGCACCACCACCTAATAAAGCACTGATGCCTCCACTCTTACCAAAAATACTTGGAGCTGCACCACCTATGCTAGCTCTACCTAATAAACCACCAAATTGTGTTCCAGGTATACCAAAGGCAGCAGCGCCCAATAATGCAGCTTTACCTAAGTCAGATTTAGCAAATTTCTTAACTCCTTTAGCTAAACCTTTAACACCTTTTTTAACACTCTTAACAAGTTTACCTAAAAAATATCCTTGTCTTGGAACAGCTTCCATTATTCCACCGTTCCGTCTTAATTGTCTGGGTTGTAATCCTCGTGATATCGCCATAATTTAAATATATTTATACTGTTTGGCAGGCGTAGAATCCTGTAAATATAATACTTTATTTGATTTTTTCGCTATCGTCAACAGGTTTTGCGTTTTCTAATAAATCAAAAAATCGACCACAGTATTGATGATCTCCAACATGAGTTATATTATCCATAGCATAGATATATACTTCTCCACCCATATCTGTCCATCTTTGACAGAAACCAAAGTCTTCACCAAAATATCTTTTAGTTTCTACATCATGTAATGTATCAAATAAATTGTAGAAGTTTTCTTTTTTAACCTCTTTACCGTTGATAACTGTTGGTTGATATATCTCTAATTCTGGATGATTCCTTATCATCTTCTCAATAACCTGTCTTTTAATTAACATACATCCTGTAGGAGCATGAGTTACTTTTATGACTCCATTCTCCATAGTCATTTCATTTGGATTGTCCATTTTAATTGGAAATACATGACCTGCTTTTAGTACATCATCAGGTGTATTAACTAAATTAGTTTCTTTAATCTTTCTCCACATTTTATCTGTATCAAATGTTTTCATTGGATAAGGACAAGAGATAATATCTTTATCTGCACCTATCATTTTGTATATAGTGTTAGAATTAAAATCTATATCTGAGTCTATAAATAATAGGTAGTCGTAATGATCTTTATGATTTAAAAATTCTGCTACACATAAGTTTCTACCTTGAGTAACTAATGATGATTTAAGTAATGTAAAACTAACTAGTATACCTTGTTGCATACAGTCTAATTGAAACTTTAGAACAGCTTGAGTATAATGCATAGACACTTCACTATGACAAGGAGTACAAACCATTATCTTTGCTTTCGGTTTATCTAAAATATTACCTACATTAATAGTTTTAATATTTGAGTTTACCTGTTCTATTTTTTCAGTTTGATAAGTATCTTCATTAGCATTAGTTTTCTTTTTTTCAGAAAACCATATTGGTTCATTATTTTGCATTTAGTGCTCCTCTCAAAAATCTTGTCCATGCTTGTCCTTTTGCTCGCCAATCATAAAATCTATTTACATAATTTTGTTGCATCTTTAAATGATCCTGGATGCCTGAATCATGAAGCATATCTGCAGAAGCTTCTATGGCTGCAGCAAACTTTCTAGCTAAACTTTTGTAATCATTTGAGTAAGGTACATACATTGGAAACTCGGCCCCGGTTTCATATATAGCACCGAAGTTAGTTGTAATACAATATAGACCTGCGGACATAGATTCTAATAATGATATACAAGATGTCTCTTCCCAAATACTTGGGTATACAAACATTCTATAATCTTTTAAATTTTCTTTTATATATTCATTTGGTTTATAACCAATGTAATTTACATTAGGTAATTGTCTTGCTTGTTCATATAAAGGCTCATATGATTTGTCATTAGCTTCAGCGAAATCTTTTCCATATACTTCACAAGAAGAATAAACATCTAAACTAATTAATGGATTCTTAACTAATTGCATTGCACCTAACAATACAGATAAACCTCTCCAAGGTGTACAATGATGTACTATCTTTATAGGATCACCTTTTTTATATTGAGTAGAAATAGGTTGTACTTGTTCAATACCGTTTTTAATGACGGCACATTTTTCTCTAGGTAAATCAAATCTTTTTGTAAATTGTTCAAAGTTCCAATTAGAATTAAAAATATACCAATCATATTTATTATGATTTGATTTATCTTTAAACCATGGATGTAAATTAGGTTGATCCCAAGAATTTTTTTGCCAAAGAATATTTAACTTAGTTGGATGTAAAGGTACTTTGCCTGGAACTGATGTACAAATTTCTACTTGATTAAGTAAGCTTGTTTCAACATGCTTTCTTAGATATTCAAATTGTAACTCTGTCCCGCCTCTAGGGTTTTGGTTTGCCATTACTTTGATTCATTACTTTCTGAAATACTTCAAGACCTTTGTTAGTAATTTGAACTGTAACATCTTGTACAATATCAGGTCCTTCTACTTTCTCTTTAGACACTTCTCCAGTCTTAGTATTTCTGTATGTTGTTGTAGTAACACAATCTATTTTTGGTATATCATGTGTATGTGAAACATCACCACCTTCATGAGAATGAGTAATGCCGTTATCGTGAGTGTGTTCTAGTTTATCTTTATCCATTTTCTTGTGATCTATCTATCAAAAGATAACTAATTTGTCCAGTGATCTCGTTTGCTGAACTTGCTTGTAATTTTAATATATCTCCACCTTCTAAGTTAATAACATTTTTAGCTAGATTATCAGTAGACTTATTCAATGTTGAATGTGATATTTCAACATCAGATCCACCTGATTTTTTTAAATATAAATCTACATCAACATTACTGGCTGTTGCATGGCTTGCTTGTACCGCTCTAACAATAGCAATAGCAGATGTAGAAATAGTTAAAGCTGTTGTTAAATTAGCTGTTGTTAAATTAAATGTTGTACTTTTATAAAAATTAGCCACTTAAAAACCACTCCTTTTGATCTTCTTCATTTCTTATATCTTGTTGAAAAGAAAAGTTAAGTTGATTTTTTAAGGTGTCAAGAGCTTCTAAAATTTGTCTTTGATTAGATACATCATACTCTTGTTTTGGTTCTGGTATACTAACTACTATTTTTGCCATTATCTTCTTCCATCTGGTTGAGCATCGAGTCTTAAAGTTCCATATCTCCAAGTCTCACCAGTGCTATCATTTTCTATTTTTAATGCTACAAGTCTTCCTCTTGCTCTAGTGTCTATCTTATCAGTAGAACTTGTAATTGTAAATGGACCTAAAGGTGAGCTAGATGCAGTATTATTTGGATAGTCATTTAATAGTAATGTAATTTTTGAATTACCTGTAAGAACTTTAAAATCAGGTATGAATCTTTTTACTGACATAAAGAATTCTCCGTCTCCTCTATAGTCAACTGCACCTGTTGCTTGACCTTGTCTGGTTCTAACTTGTGTAATATCAAAATCTCCAGATTGAATAAATGCAGAAATAGCTGTTGTACCTGAGCTATTAACTTGATCTGTTCCAACTTCATGAGCATAGTATGTAGTTGCTCCATATGTATTTGTAATACCTAAAATATCTGGAAACACAGGTAAAGATGTAGAGCTATATTCTGTTGCATAAGGTACATCAAAAACTCCAGTGTCAACATATGTAGTTCTAGCTAGTGATGAAGTTGTCCAAACATTTTCTCCATAATTATATGTAACGCATCTATCAATTTGTGTTGAGCCAGATTTTGGATAAAACCAGTTTACTTCACCATAGAGTGTATTGTGTTCTGCATAAATTGTTTCTGTTGCATTAAAATTTATACCTAAATTATCTGAAGTTGTTGTAAAAACAAAGTCTTCAACTAAACAAGGTAGAGATTTTACTGTACCATCAAATACAAAGAAACCACCTTCTCCTGACATCCAAAATACTTTACCATCAGAATAAGTTAATGCGTGTTGTGAAATTAATCCACAGTTAGAACCAACTTGTCTAATACTAAATGTAAAAGGTGGACCAACAAATTGAATTACATAAGCAGCGCTATCTGTTAAAACTAAAGTATAATCTTTACCTGATACTGCTCCAACAATTCTATTACCTTTATCTAATCTAAATGTACCTGCAGTATTAACAGCGGTAGGTGCATAATCATTTAAATCTTCTTGATTAGAAAATCTTATAAACATTGGATCTTGAGTTAATGAATTACCAATTGTTGTTTCAGTTCCAAAATGAAATAAGTGCCTATCTTTATCAGAGACTTGAGTTAATCTTGACGCTGTCGGATTATTTGAAGTCGAAGCACCTGATGTACTTGTTGATGCTCTAATTGTTCTTGCGTTTGCTGCACCTGCATTCCAAGTAAATGTTTTACCATCTCTAATTGTTGCAACAAGAACTTGACCATAGTTATCAAGACTCCAGTTTCCTGGATCCAGAGTCACAGAACTTGTATCTCTTTCTGTTCCCCAAGTAGAAGTGCTCCATGTAGAAGTACTCCAACCATAACCAAGTGTTTGAAAGACGGGTCCGACTTGTTCATAAGGATTAACTGTTGCAGCTCCTGCTGCAGTCATACCAGATCCTCCTTCATTTCTTACCGCTTGAACTGTAAACTTATCAACTGTTGGTACTGTCAATATTTCATAAGCTACTTCTAATTCTGCCGTTGTATAGTCTGATGCACCTGTAACTGTTACTCCAGATAATGTTATATATCTTCCAACCTCTAGACCATGTGATCCCTTATTAATTTCTAAAACATTCGAACCATTAACTGTAGTTAACGTACATCCTGTTATAGCTGTATCTAATGGTGTAATATCAAAAAACTGTTCTCCATAGTATAAAAATAAACCTTGTGAAGTTCCAATAGCTGCATATCTTTCACCATTCAAAGATGTCCAAGTATGTTGAGCACGTGCTACTCCAGGTAAGGTTTCACCTGCAATAGATAATTGATTCCAGCCACCTATTTTTTCAGGTAATCCATATCTAAATCTAACAAAATCACCATCAACCCACTGAGATTCTCCTCCTGAATCTGTGACCATCTTGTTAAAACCAGGCTTGAAATTTAATTTTTGTAGCATATAGTGCTTTATATCTTATAAATATAGAAAATGAAAGTACGATAATGATAAAGGTAATAAAAAACGTAATAACTTTAGAAGATTCTTTTGAGTTATATCAAGGTCTCATTAATCAAAGTATATGGGCTCTTAATAGAATTTCTACAAAAGAAAAACTAGGAGGTTCTTTTCCAGGTGTAACTTTTTTAGAAAAAGGTGAAATAAAATATGATCACCCCTATTGGATAGGGTATTTTAATTGTTTATTTGATAGAATAAATCAAAAACTAAAAGAACAACATAATTTTATTTTACCTAGAAAAATTAAAAGAATAGCTTTAAATGCTCAGAATGATAATCACTACACAGAGTTTCATAATGACACTAAAAATTCTTATAGTATTGTCGGTTTTTTAACACCTCAATGGGCAGAAGAATGGGGAGGAGAATTAAATATTGAAGGTAAAATTTTTAAATATTTACCTGGAGATTTCATATTATTTGATTCAAATAAAAGACATAAATCGCAAAAAATAAAAAAGATACCTTATTGGAGAACATCTATAAGTTATGTAATAGGGTATAACGCTGAATGATAAAAATAATTGATAACTTTTTTGAAGAAGAAAAACTAAATATGATTGTTAATCATATTAAAAAAAATCTAGTTTTTACTCCACAGTATTTTGAAAATGCTACAAAAAAAACAAAAGAAACTTTTTATGGAAATAGGTTTATATTAAACGAGGATAAAAAACTTCTTGATATCTTTATTAAACAAGCTGAAAAAAAATTCAGTTTTAAAATTAAAAAAATATATCCGTTTTGTGGTATTGATTTAAGAAATTTAGATAAATTTTATCCTCATACAGATAATTTTTACGGTATAAAATATAATATTTTAATTATGTTGGATGGTCCAATTGGTGTTACAACAGGTACTTGTTTTTTTACAGAAAACGAGTTAGATATTCATGTGGGGTTTAGACCAAATAGAGCAGTTTTATTCCCTTCTGATCGTCTGCACTGTGCACACAAAAGTGATATAGAAAATTTAAAAAGATACACTGCAACTTTGTTTATAGAAGAATATGAGTTTTAAAATGAAAGATCATTTGGAAGCAGTTGTTGAATTAAAAAACATTATAGATAAAGAATTTATAGATAGATTGACACCTTTTATAAAACATAAAGCTAAAAAAAATATGAATACAAAAGGTGGACTAAATAAACATATAAGAAACGTAAAAGGTTATCATTTAAACACTGAAAAATTTCCTACAGATCTTTTTTATTGGAATTTTATAAAACAAGAAATAGAAAGACTATATAGTTTTTACAAAATTAAATTTCCAAAAATGGAGAGTTCTAAATTAAATCAAATAGATTTATTGAAGTATAGCGCTGGTGAAAAGTATGATTTCCACACAGATAATTCTACAGGTTTTCATAGAACTTTAAGTGTTATAATTAATTTAAATAATGATTATGAAGGAGGAGATTTAATTTTTGCAGATCAAAAAGAAAAAGAAATTAAAAGATTAAAACTCGGTAAAGGTTCTATTGTATTTTTTCCAAGTAATTTTATGTATCCACATTGTATAGAACCAATTACGAAAGGAACAAGGTATAGTATAGTTGCATGGCTAGAATAATTAAAAAATTTTTTAATAAAGAAGAATTAAGTATTCTTAAAAAATATTGTCATAATAAATTAGATTTAAATAAAGACCATCAATTAGATGGTCAATCTTTTTCTCCCGCATGGTACGAAGATCCATTAATGACTTCTTTTTTAGATATTAAATTACCTCTAGTAGAAAAAAAATCTAACTTAAATCTAATTCCAACTTATGCATATTGGAGATATTATATATTTGGCGCAAATTTAAAACAACATCTAGACAGACCTTCATGTGAAATATCTATTACTGCATGTATTAAAAAATATGATAACTGGCCTATTGTTGTTGAAGGTAAAGAATTTGAATTAAATGAAGGAGATGCTATTTTATATAACGGAGTTTTTGAAAAACATTGGAGACCGGGTGTATATAAAGGTAATGGTATGGCTCAAGTTTTTTTTCATTACGTAGATAAAAACGGACATTTTCCACACCATGGATATGACAATTATTTTAAAATAACAAAAAACACAAAATCGGAAGGAGATCTACAGTGGATCAAAAAACAGTTAATATAAATAATTTTATAGGCGTGTACGATAATTACATACCTGAACAAGAATGCAATAATGCTATTAAATTTTATGAAGAACAAGATAAATTTAATCGCACCGTAAATAGAATAGCTTTTGAAAAAGCGTCTACATTAAACAAACAAGATCAACAATTTTTTGCAGGAGCAAATAATTTAAATTTATGGTGGGAACAATTAAAACCCATATTAGTAAATTTTGATTTAGCCTGGAATCATTACGTTAATAACACAGGAGCTGACCATGCTTATTCAGATAAACCTTTTCATTTTACTTGTGTAAAAATTCAAAAAACTTTACCTACAGAAGGTTATCATGTTTGGCATATTGAACATGGTCAAGGTTTTGATATGGAACCAAGAGCTTTTGTATTTTCTATATATTTAAATGATGTTGAAGAAGGTGGTGAAACAGAATTTCTACATTTTTCAAAAAGAGTAAAACCCAAAAAAGGTAGAATAGTTATTTGGCCTGCAGGGTTTCCATACTTACACAGAGGTAATCCACCACTATCGGGTGAAAAATATATTTTAACTTCTTGGATGTTGTTGAGATAATTTAATGAATAAATATTTAAAATGTATAAATTATTTAATAAGTAAAAAAACATTAAAATTTCAACATTTACTAAATGTATATAATCTTTTAAGAAAATGGAATTGTAATGAAGACACATGTTTTGCAGGTTTATTTCATAATATTTACTTAGATAAAATTGAAACCGATAGAAATATAATTAAAAAATTAATAGGTGAAAAAGCAGAGAAATTAATATTATCGCAACAAAAAAATGTAATTTATATGGCTGTTGTAATGTCTAATGATTACATTAATGTGATTGATAATATTTTTGATAGAAAAGACGTATTAGAAAGTTATTTCTATTTTAGAGACATTGTAAAATGGGGTTTTATAGGTTCTGGCAATAATGATGAAAAATGGAGAAAATTTAATTATAAATTAAATTTCTCTAATAAAATAGAAAAAAAATATAAATTACAAACAAATAATATATTAAAAAATTTAAACCTAAATAAATTTTTAAAACTTTCTAGAGTCTATGCTAGCGCTAATCCTTATGGTACTGTGCATGAATCTCATACTGACACCGATCAAGGTATTACTATTATGTATTATTTAAATGAATCTTGGAATATAGAAAATGCAGGGGAAACAGTCTTCCATAAAGACGGAGATATTATTCGTAGTGTTATACCAAAACCAGGACGTGTTGTTGTTTTTGACGGAAGTATAGAACATTGCGCTAGAGATGTTAGAAGAGATTATAATGATCTTAGAATGGTATTAACTTTTAAATATGAAATTACTAAGTTTTAATAATATACATAATAGTTAAATAAGGCTGTAAAACTGACGTTGCATCTCCACTAAAGTTTGCACTCATATTGTGAGAATGACCACCACCTGAACCTGAATTACCCATGTTACCGGGGGATGCTCCACTTCTAGTATAGCCACCTCCCGAATCATTTGAATATACTCCTGGATCGCCACCTCTAGCTTTACCATGAGTATGAGAAGCAAGTTGTGGAGTCGATAAAGTTGCGTTAGCTGTTGAACCTGCAACATTTCCAGTTGCTGCTACAGTATTTGCACCACCTGTTGATCCTACAGCTTTGTTATTAGATTTACCAACGGGTATATTGTCAGCTAAATTTGGTATGTTAAAAGTAGAAGAACCATCTCCTGCTCCATAAGTTGTACCTACGATTGCAAATAAAGCTGCGTAAGTACTTCTTGATACAGCTGCACCATCACATTCTAAATATCCTGTTGGTATAGAAGAATCTGACCAAGGTATAATAGTTGCTGTAGGGATACCTTCAATATCAGTTAAATTAGCTCCGTCGAAATCATATTTTGTTGCTTCGTAATTTGCCATAATTTATCCTAAGTTTTTATAATATATATTACAGTTAAGTATGGTTGTAAAACTGAAGTTGCATCACCACTAAAATTTGCACTCATGTTGTGAGAGTGTGCATTACCACTACCAGTATTATTTGAAGTTGTTGACTGATCACCAGCAGGACCAAGAGGAGCATGATTGTGTTGTCTCGATGCATAATTGTAACTTACACCTCCAGAGTGACTATGAGAAGCAAGTTGTGGAGTTGATAAAGATGCATTAGCTGTTGAACCTGCAACGTTTCCAGTTTTAGCTACAGTATTAGCACCGCCTGTTGATCCTACAGCTTTATTATTAGATTTACCTACTGCAACATTGTCAGCTAAATTTGGTACATTAAAAGTAGATGAACCATCCCCTGCCCCATAAGTTGTACCCACGACTGCAAATAAAGCTGAGTAAGTTGATCTTGATACAGCTGCACCATCACATTCTAAAAATCCAGATGGTACTGATGCAGAAGACCACGGCACTATAGTTGCTGTAGGAATTCCTTCAATACCTGTAAGGTTTGCTGCATCGAAATCATATTTTGTTGCTTCGTAATTTGACATAATTTATCCTAAGTTTTTATAATATACATAATAGTTAAATAAGGTTGTACAACTGAAGTTGCATCACCCACAAAATTAGCGCTCATGTTGTGAGAGTGACCACCACCTGAACCTGCACCACCACTGTTTGAATTACCTTGAGAACCAGCTTGGAGGTTCCACGCTGCTGTTGGACCATTGAAATGGCTACCAGGACCAGGACCCTGTGCAGCAGGGTGACCATGAGAAGAAAGTTGTGGGGTTGATAAAGTTGCATTGGCTGTAGATCCTCCAATGTTTCCAGTACATTGGACTGTTTCTGCTCCTCCAGTTGATGCTAAACCTTTATTATTAGATTTACTTACACAACATTTATCAGCTAAATCAGGAAGGGCAAAAGTAGAAGAACCATCCCCTGCTCCATAAGTTGTACCTACGATCGCAAATAAAGCAGCATAAGTTGATCTTGAAACTGCTGAACCATTACATTCTAAAAATCCAGACGGAATAGAAGTAGAAGACCATGGAACTATAGTTGCTGTAGGAATTCCTTCAATACCAGTAAGGCTTGCACCTGAATAATCATATTTAGTCGCTTCGTAATTTGCCATTTTTTTCTCCTACGAAGAATATGATGTAGGTCTTGCGCCTAGTCTAGCAATTTTCTCCGCCTCTGTTTCGTTTCTGTAAACCGGTGGATCTTGTCCTTCCGGATCTTCAATATGTAAAATATCATTATCCCATTCTAATTGTAATTGAGTTAAGTGAGCTGCATCCCATCTATTACTAAATTGACTAATATCCCCTAAGTTTGCATCTGCATAACTACAATGAGGAGTTTCATCTCTATGTTCTACTTCATCAGAAGTATTAGAAGTACCATATTGAATAGCCCAAATATTTGCAAATTTTGATTGATTCCAAAAAGCATCATCATCAATTTTGTATCCAACACCTTCATTAGCGCCTTCTGCAAAATTTTTAATTACTGTTTTATCTTCAAATATTATTGTCCAATTTCCATTTGCTGCCATATTATTTCTCCGTGTAAGTCCATCCTGTTGTAGCATCTCCAGAGTACACTAATCCAAAAGCTGCACCTTGTGTATTAACTACAAGATCAGCTGCTGAGTTAGCTATATTAGAACCTGCTCTACCAACAGTTAATGCGTTAGTATTAAAATCATAACCTTGATCTGCAAAATTTACTTGATCACCTAATGACGGCGATGAAGGAAGAGTTACTGTTACTGCTCCACCATTTGTATTTACTAAAATTTGAGCGCCTGCTTGAATTGTTTCTGCTGCAGAGATTGCTCTCCATTTTTTAAGTTCACCTGCTTTTACAACATTAGTTCCATCAGAATATAAAGTGTAAGTGTGACCTTCACATAAAAGTACACCTGTTCCAGATGTAGTTTTAAAAGTTAAAGTGTAACCTGCATGATCACATGCATCTTCAACAAGATAAGTTTTTTCTACTGAATCTGGAATAGTAACATTAACGTTAGCTTCTAAAGTTCCTGTTAATTTAATAACTTCATTCTTACCATTTGATAAAGCACCATTTGTAAAAGTTAATGCTCTAGATGCGTTAGTTACGTTAAATGCGTCATAACCACCAATTGCTTGTTCAAGAATTAGTAAGTTAGTATTTGTAATTTGTCCCCAAGTTCCTGAGTTTTCCCCAGTTGCTTGAACTGTTAATTTTAAACTAGCTGATGTTGAATTTGCCATAATTTAAATTCCTTATTTGCGTTTACTTTACTAAAAAATTGAGTTTGTGTCAAACTCATTATGCAGCTACTTCTTGCCATCCTGGAGGATCTATAGGCGCTGTACCTGTGTTTACTTCGTTCCAGATTAAAGCACTACCAGAACCTTGTGCCATAGTCAAGGCATTTCCTGTAACTAAAACATCTACATGAATAATAGGTGTAACAGAAGCTACTCTAGCTAAACCAGGTAATCCTGTTAAAGGAACTTCTTGACCCGGTACTACTACAACACTTCCTAAACCTGCAGACATTGCTATACCAGTTACATCTTGTGGAACATCACCTTGCATTCCTAATTGACCGGTAGCACCAATCATAAAGTTACCAGTTACTCCAGCATCAGGAGCAGGATCAACAACACCTAATGTAGCTGCAGCAACATTTAAAGTATTAAGAATTACACCACCAGTTCCTACTGCGGTTAACGTTCCAATATTTGCATTCATTGCAATACCAGTTGGTGTTGCAGTTGCGTATTGACCTTCAACGCCCCATGCGTTTACGTTCCATTGTTGTCTACTCCAACCAGTTTGATTATACGCATCAATGGTTCCAAGATTTACTGAAGCATGATTTGTTGTAAGCATTGCATCAGGACCAGCATCAGCATTTGCCAATGTGCTAGTTAATGTATTACCTGTAAGAAAAACTGTATTTGCAATATCTATAAATAGAGATCCGACTGCACCTGTCATTCCCATTCCTAATGGAACAGGAGATACATCAATTTGAGAACCAATAGTACCAATACTAAAAGATGCAGCAATCCCTGTTGGAATTACAGTACCAAGTTCACCCCAGGCATTTAAGCCCCACTCAATACGTCCCCAACCTGTATTTATATCACCGTCAATTTCGGTAGTCGTTCCAATAACACCAGATAAACTTACCCCTGTTAATGTAAACGTAGGATCAGCTAAATCGTTCCATTGGTTTTGGCCCCAAAATCCAGTATTCCAAGTTCCTGATGCCATAGGATTTTAACTCCTATGTACTAACCAGAGATTCTTAAAATCGCTGCTGTTGATGTAGCTGCTGGAAACTGAATTGTGAAAACACCTGCAGTCGCTGTTTTATCTGCTCCAAAATCTAAAGCACATACAGCTGCATTAGTTGCAGTTGCAGAAGTGTTATAGATTAAAGCTCCTCTAGCAGTTAATGTCACACCAGTAAAAGACCTGTCTGCGAAATCAACTCTTGCGACGCCAGCTGTTATAGAAGTTCCGTTATTTACAAGTAACCCGCCACCAGAAGTGTATTGACCTGTATTTGAAACTTCTCCTGAAGCTGTAAAAGCAGTTGTTGCTGAGTTTAGAGTAGCTGAAGAAGTATAAAGAGCGATCTTAAACTTGTCGTCACCAGTACCAAAATTATGCTCACCTTCCAATAGTTCTTTTTTGAAAGAATTGCAAATTGCTTGTGTAATAGCCATAGTTTTTTCTCCTTATTATTATTTACCACCGACACGAGGAACACCACTTTGATATTCATCACGTCTTCGTCTTCCCATTTGTTCTATAGAGAAGCCTTCTAATACTTGTTTATACTTTCCTTCGTATAATTGCAAGAGATCATTTGGCCCCTTTAAGAATGAAAATGCTTCAACTAAGCATGCATACAATAAGCCATTGGGAAATTGTTGACTAATATATGTTTGTGTATTTGTACTAGATAAAGTCTCTGGTTTCAAGATATAATTTAATTGAATTGTGTAAGTAGCATTTGGAGTTGGAGCCAATACTATTGTGTCATCATCCCACCAGCTATAGTATTTTGGAACACCTTGAGCATTAGTTGGATTAAATTCAGACATAAAGCTAGAATCTCTCCATTGTAAAAATTCTCTATTATCAGCTTGACCTACTCCATCAGAATCTACAATTTGGGCTGATCTAATTACTAAAGTATTAATAGGTGTATCAATAAATCTTGTTCCTGAAATTACCTCAGCTGTTACATACCTTTTATTTGCATCAACATCTACATCTCTCATTATTCTTAATTCTGCATCTCGAATAATATCATTTGTAATAGAGTCAGTTAAAACATTTGAACTAACTTCTGTATAATCTCTAATTTTTTGTACTAATTCAGCGTATGTCATTATGTGATATTAATCTGACCTCCCATTCCAGAATGATTTGTACAATAATAGTATAACGTACTAGGTGCACTTGCATCAACAGTTATTTGAGTGTAAGCACCTGTTGATCCAGGTGTACCAGATGTAGTAACACCTGTTGTATATTCTGTTCCACCAGAATGTGTTCCACCACTTGTTGTTGAAAACCTTAATGGGTGAGTTGCATTTGAAGAATCAGATTGATCAAATTTATATGTTGATCCTATTGTTAAAGATAAAGTATCTTGTTGAACTCCATCTATATAATATTTGTTTCCAGATCCAGGATTAGCAACTGTCACTGCATAAACTGTGGCTGAAGTAGTTGTAGTTGTAACACTGTTTAAAGATAAACTTGATGTTACAGGAGTAGGAGTAACTGAAACACTATCTACAACTCCAGTTATTTCTACAGTTCCTAAATTAATTAGTGCTTCTCTTTTTATATTAATCTCACTTCCATTTTCAGGAACCATACTATTAGGATTTGTACTAAAAGAAAAAGGAGCAGGTAAAGTTAAATCTACAGCTATTCCACCACCGCCACCAGAAGCAAGTGTAAAAGTTTGTGGTCTTGCATTTCTTAAACCTTGTCCAT